CAGCAGCATTGAATACATTATTTGCTGATATGGCAGCACAACCTAACGTAACATCAAAAACAATAAACATTACATCAGCAACAGGTGCAGCAGGTCTATCAGCAGCTAATAGACTTGTAATTACATCTAAGGGCTGGACAATTACAGGATAATATGGTATACAAATTATTTATAGAAGAGGGTAAGTACCGAAATAAACTTAACGGTGAATCTAGAAACTTAATAGAAGCTGAGATAGCTTATACACCAGATGGTATTAATGTTGACTGGGATGAGTTTAACTCAATTGAGGAAGCTATGGAGCATTATAATATTGAATTGATTCCAGTGGAACAAAACGATGAAAATGATATTTAAACATATAGAATAGATACTATGAAAATAATTAGAAGAGAAAATTTAGGTGAATACGGAATGTATCCAATACAAATACCTAATAATAGACAAGATTGGGTAGCATACGGTAAGGATAATATGTATCCTAATTTTTTGCTTGAATTGATGCATAAATCAGCAATCCATGGTGCTATTCAAAATGGTAAACATGAATTAACTATCGGTGACGGTATTGATTTTGATTGGGATGGTTTAACACCTGAAGCAACAGCACGTTTGAATAAGTTATACTACACAGCAAATGCTAAAGAATCATTAAACGAAGTATATTATAAATTAGCATACGATCAAATTATATTTGGTGGTTACGCACTTCAAATTGTATGGTCAAAAGATAGACAAAGTGTTGCTGAAATTTATCACACAGACTTTAGTAAGATTAGAGCTGGTAAACCAGATGAAAATGGTGTAATAAATAGTTATTACTATTCAGATGATTGGAGTCAATACAAAAAGAAAGAATATGCTCCAGTTGCAATTAAATCATTTGATATTAATGATAGACAAGACCCTGTTCAATTAATTTATGTTAAGGACTATTTCCCATCACAATATTACTACCCATCTCCAAGTTATGTTGCATCAATTCCTTATGTTTTAATCGATCATGAGATTGGTGAGTTCCACTTAAATAACATTCAAAATGGTTTATCACCAAACTTTATTTTAAACATTGCTTCTGGTATTCCAACTGAAGAAGAACAAGATGAGTTCTTTAGAAATGTTAAAGCTGAATTGGTTGGTTCACGTGGTCAAAAGGTAATGGTTACATTCTCTGAAGGCAAAGAAGGTGCGCCAGAAATTATTCCAATTGCAATTAGCGATGCTGATAAGCAATTCTTAACATTGAATGAATCTGTAATGCAACAATTGTTGACAGCAAACAGATTAACTAGTCCAGCATTGATGGGTGTTAAAACTCCTGGTCAATTGGGAACAACACAAGAACTTGAAAGCGCATTTGAGATTTACTATGCTCAAGTTATCAGCAAAATTCAAAAACAAATCAATAAATCAATTGATAAAATATTAACAATTAACCTAATTCCAACTAATGTTGAGATTATTAAACCAACACTTATTTCAAACTCATTAACAGAATCTATTCAAGCTAGAGTGTTAACAATTAATGAATTGAGAGATGATTTGGGATATGAAGCATTACCAACTAACGGGGATATATTATTATCATAAGCCATGACAAACGTATTATTAATCAGCGAGACTTATCTCAAACAATTCAGCCCAATTGCTGCTAACGTTTCCAACGAACCGTTAACTGTTGCAATTAAGAAAGCACAGGAGCGTTATATCAAACCTGTTTTAGGTAAATCATTATACGATAAAATGTTAAATGATATTGCTGCTGCTGGCAGTGTAACTGGTTTAACCACCAATTATAGATTGCTATTGGATGATTATATCACCCCTTCATTGACCGAATATTCTTTATATGAGTCAATCATACCTTTGACATTTAAAATGCAAAACAAGGGTGTTGGAGTGCGTAATGATGCATACCAAGATTCAATTGGTTTGGAAGAGGTTAAGTATCTAAGAATGGAAATAAAAAACAATGCTGAATATTACCAAGAACGTTTGATCAAGTATCTTGCAAACAACTCAGCATTATTCCCAGAATACTTTATCTACACAGATGATGAGAATCCAGATAGCAATACTGGAGCATATTCTTCTGGAATTTACTTCAAAAATAAACGTAGAGTTAATCCAGCTAATCCATTTACGTTTATTGAAGGTGAAACCTATAAGAAATTTAATTATTAATGCATTTTTTAGGCGATTTAAGCTATTATATACTTAAAGTGATAAGTCTGGGTCAATCAGAAAAGATAGCCCAGTACATAGCACATAAATTAGGTTACGAAGACTGCGGATGCAATAAAAGAAGAAACCAATTGAATAACTGGTTAGTTAAGAAGGAAAATAGAACATACAAATTTTAATATGGCAGAACATAAAAAGAATATTTTAAAGTTAACTGATGCTTTAAAACCAAAAGAAGAAATAAAAGAAACTAAAGTAAAAAAAGATGTTAAAACAAATACAAGAGTTCCTAGAACTGATCGGGCTTAATGTTACATTATTAATTGGTGGTGCAATTGGTGCATTAGTTGGAATGAAGAAAGGTCAACCTTGGTATATTCAAGCATTTACTGTTTTTACAGGAGCTTTTATTGCAAATTACACAGCACCAGTTGTAATTGACTTATTTGGAATGAATCTAAATAGTGTTGGTGGTGTAGGTTTCTTGGTAGGATATATGGGCAAACATGGGCTAGAATACATTATCGAGAAATTTAAAGCTAAAAAATGATAGATAAAAACAAGTACGAGTTACTACAAAACGGAACTTATAAATCCACAGCATGGGGAATCCCAGCTGAAATCTATAATGACAATTATTGGGATGGTCAAAAACACTCAACAATTGAAGGTCAGGTACCAAATGTAACTGGCAAAAATGAATTGGTAAAAGCTCAGATAACTGACATTGAACCAAAAGCTATTCTTGAGATAGCATGTGCTCCTGGAATATTAATGGGTGATTTGAGTACAGAATACAAAACTGTTGGAATTGAAGTTGATGAAAGATATGCTAATGATATTCAAAGATTGGCACCAAGAACTGAATTGATGTTTGGGTTCTTTCCACAGGTAACAAAGAAACTTAAAGCTAAATCATTCTCAAACATAGTTGCACTTGATGTAATTGAACATGTTGAAGATGGTAATGCTTTCCTTAAAGAATGTAATAGACTATTGGTAAAAGATGGTATATTGATTATTCAAGCTCCGATCATGTTGGAAGATGGTATTATGGATGAAAGAGCATTTCACTATATCGAGCACATTTGGATATACTCATTAGCTCACATCACAGAATTATTAAATGCAAATGGTTTTAAGGTTATCAACGTTGATAGATGGAAACCAATGCACGAACAAATAACCGCAATTAAGATTAAGTAAGATGGCAAAAGCAAAAGTAGCACAAGTAAGTGCACACAGAACCAAAACCAAGAAGAGAAATCCTGGTGTTCACAGCAAAACAAAAGCATCACGTTCGAAACATTCAAAGAATTATTTGAAGAAGAATGTCGGGCAAGGATAAAAAATGCTTGCATTTTAAATAAACCTTTCTTATATTTGTATCAAGTTATTCAAATTATATATCCGTACTGCCAAGTACAACTAAACCCTCTAAATCTTTAAGCTCATTTTCGATTTAGGGGGTTTTTTTTATTTATTTTTAAAAATGTTTGTTTTTATCGATAACTTTACTTACTTTTGTACTATATATTATAAAAAGTAAACATTATGACAGAAAAAACATTTAAAGTAAGATTGCTAGACAAAGCTATTCTCAACAAATTAAAAGAGTTCGAATCAGTTGGATGCCCAACACCTAAAGTAAAATGGTGGGTTAATCTATTGGATAGTTCAGAACCAACAATAAAACGACACTTTGATTCATTAGTTGAACATGGATATATTAAAGTGGTAGATAAATTTGATTATAAAACAACTGGTAAACCTTGGTAATATGAAAAAGAAAATGAGCGAACAATTTAACGGATATAAACTTCAAAGAGATTGGTTTAAGTTTCTTCAACTTAATTCATCATATATAAACACAAATCATAGTGCTTTATATAATTATATTATTAACAGGGCAAATACATTAGCTTGGGTTGAGAATATTCAATTACCAACTGATTTTACTATGATGCATTCTGGGTTTAAAAATGCTAAAACTTATAGAAAGACATTAAGTCAGTTGATTGAATTTAAAGTAATTAGGTTGGTCTCATTATCAACAAATCAGTATAATGCTACGGTAGTTGCTTTGGTAGATTTGACCGAAGCATTGACCGAACCAATGACCTTACCATTGACTCAAGCAGAGCCTAAGCATTGACCGAAGCACTGCCCTCAATATAAAACTAATTAAACTAATAATAAACTTAAAGAAAACTATTAATAAACCTGATTAACAGGGCCAACATATAAACGATACAGTTAGGCCCTTAATATATAGAAAATATGAGCAACAAAATAACAAAAGAACAATTAGAAAGACTAAAACAATTAAATAATAGATTGTATGTTTCAATTAGTGGTACCAGCAGAGCTGATATCATAAATAACTTTGAAGAGTTCCTTCAATCATTTGAAGATTTTATTAAATTTTCTGAGGATATGAATTTTCTTATTGAGAAAGATAACCGTAAGGAATTTATAAAGAAACTTCAACTTCAGTTTCAATCAGTTCCTGATAATCAGGATGAAATGATATTAGATTATCTTAAAAGAGGTAACACTATTACAGGAATAGAAGCATTGGAACTATTTAGATGTTACAGGTTAAGTGCTTCAATCTTTAGATTAAGACATGATCGAGGATATAACATTGAGAATATATCAAAGGTTAAGCATGGAATTTACAAATTAATTCAAGACTAATATGGAAAAAGAAATATGGAAAGATATACCTGGATATGAGGGACTCTATCAGGTATCAAATTTAGGTAATGTTAGAACATTTAAAAATGGTAGGTATGGTACATCAAAAGAATCTAAACCATTAAGTTTATCAATGTGTGGTAAATACCTTAAAACTAATTTATATTTAAATGGTAATGGTAAAAGATATAGAGTACATCAACTTGTTGCAATGGCATTTTTAGGTCATGTACCAAATGGTAGAGGTACTTTATGTATTAATCATATTGATAATAATCAATTAAATAATAATGTTGATAATTTAGAAATAACTTCTACTAGACATAATTCAACAACACATAAAATTAATAATGGGATATCATGGAGTTCTAGAATGGCTAAATGGAAAGTAGAAGTTAGATTAGCTTCAAATAATAATAATAAAGTTCACATTGGTTATTTTGATGATAAAGAACTAGCTTTAAAAATAAGAGAAATAACTATTGATAATATGCATTTGTTCAATGGTAATAAAAATGAATTTAGAAATTTAATAAAAAATAAAATATGAAAAACACAATATCAGTACTTCAGTCTGGCAACAACGGGGACTTAATCTACTCATTATCAAGTGCTTACGCAGCACATCAATTACATAATAAACCAATTGATTTCTATGTAGGCTTCAATCTTAGGAACACGGTACCAAACCATCCATCAGGTGCATTTTGTATGAATGATGTTACCTATAACTATTTGAAACCATTATTGGAATATCAACCGTGGATAAACAAAGTTGAAAAGCATACAAATCAAGAAATTGATTATAATTTTGATTGGTTTCGTGATATAGGCATAAATTTGAGCTCTGGTGACATTAGGATGTGGCATTGGGCAATCTATCCAGAATTGAATAATAGTCTCACCATACCCCCTCTAATGACTCCAGAGAGGCATCTAGAATATCTTGATGACTCAATCATTATTAGTTTATCAAAAAGGTATAGAAATAATACGATCAACTATTCAATTTTGGAACCAATTGCTAGCAAATGCTTATTTGTTGGATTGGATGATGAGTATACACAGTTCAACCAGAATTTTATGTTAGGTATCAAACGTTTACATGTCAAAGATGCTTTGCATATGTCTGAAATCATTTCAAGTTGTAAACTATTCATTGGTAATCAATCAAGTTCATTCTCAATTGCGGAGCAGTTAAAGGTGCCAAGATTATTAGAAGTATTCAATCAGTGCCCTAATGTAATTCCAATTGGTGGTGAAGGTTATGGTTATTACACAACTGAAAACCTAAAATATTATCTAACAAAATTTGATTTATTAAAATAAAAGAAATAACTTTGTAAGATGAAGAAACTTATTGAACTAAAAAAGGAATTCTATAAAAATGGGATTGAGACTGGTGAAAAGATACCCGTAAAAAATGCTGTTGTTCACATTCAATTACATAAAGAAGATGGGTATTATATCTATCATGTTAACTATTCTGGTCACGTACATTACACAGTTTTTAAAGAAGAATTTAATGAATGTGCTGATGTGATTAGTGTTGTATACCCAAGTGATTCACAATTTCATAAAGGAACAGCTCTTAACTATGCAAATCCTGAAGATGCGTTAGCACAAATTCAAGAATGGAAAAACGAAAATAATTAAAACAATATAAAAATGAGCGCAACTAAAAATTACTATTTCGAAGAGATTAACTCAAGAGATAACATTGATGACTACGATTATCAGTACCAAATGTATTCTAACACTGAAATTTGGAAGGATATTGAAGGATATGACTCAATGTATCAAGTATCAAATAAAGGTCGTGTAAAGAGCCTTAAATTCAATAAGGAAAGAATATTAATACAATCAATTCATAATGGTTATCATTTGGTTCAATTAAGTAAAGATGGTAAAAGTAAAAGTATTAACATTCATAAGTTAGTAGCTATTGCATTTTTAAATCATATACCAGATGGGCATAATATTGTGGTTGATCATATCAATGGTGATAAATCAAACAATTGTGTTGAGAACTTACAACTAACAAGTCAACGTAATAACACAAGCAAAGATAGGAGAGATGGTAGTTCACAATATGTTGGAGTTTGTTGGCATAAAAGATATGATAAATTTAACGCACAAATTATGATTAATAAGAAAATTATACAACTTGGATTCTATAAAAATGAAGATGATGCTCATAAAATGTATCAACTTGCATTAGCAAATTTAGATAAATATAAAAATCCTAAAGAATTTCGTGAATTTCTCCGAACGATTAAACAAGATTAATATTTATTTTTATTCAGGTAGTGTGGCGCTTTTATCTGTATTATTGCCATAATGTTATTTTCCTAGCTACACTATCACTGTTTATATACGAAGCCACAGTTGCACCCCTAAATGCATTCTGTGGCTTTTTCTTTTATCCTTTGCATTTTGCTCTTATTGCCTATATTTATAATGAAAAGTAAATGGCAATTAACTTGACAGAATATTTAGAAAGCAATTACAAAGAATTAAAGAAAGTAACGAACAATATCACTAAGAACAACGAACTTAGCGAAGACTTGTATCATTACTGCTTGCTTATCCTATTAGAATACGATAGGATTAAAATGGACGAGATTGTCCGTAAAAATCACGTTAAATATTTCTTTATCAGCATTCTATTGAAACAATGGAACAGCTCAACCAGTCCATTCTATAAAGAATATAGAAAATCTGTGGCTAAATCAGTTGAATACTTTGAAATTCATGATATAATTGATGAGGAATACGACCATGAGATAGATGAGAAGATAGCATTTATCAAAGAAGAATTAAAGAATGAATCTTGGTATACTCAACAAGTACTCAAACTAAAGGGAGAAGATGGACTATCATACGGAGATATAAACAAAATGACAAAGATACCAAGATCAAGTTTATTTGGCACAGTAGATAATTTCAGAACCAAAGTAAAAGAAAAATATGTCAGTAGTAAAATTTAACCTAAACAAACCATTATATCTTGAAATTTGTGACTTCTTAACTGAATATGAAAAGAAGCCAAGAGTTTTAACCAACGCACAGATGGAATCACTGCATGTGCTTGCTGGAAAAGCAACTGGGGAGCGTTCAGTACCATCAGGATGTGGTTCATGCAATTCAAGAGCGTTAGATAAACTATTTGGATACAAACAACAATACGAAAATCCAGAATAAATGGAAAAAGAGATAATAAAGAAAGACCAAGGTATTCACGTAAGACATATTGTTCCTGGTAAATATATTGAAACATATGTTGGTAGTATATTTTATATTAACAAAGAGATTGAATCAAAAGTATACCCAACAAAAAATGGGTTTACAACAACCGTAAGACAATTTGAGTTGCTTTGTGGTAACTGTAAAGAACCAAAGAACTGTTTGGCTTCATCAATTGTAATGAAGAAGATACGTTGTCTGGCATGTGCTAAGATAACAAAGGCTCAATTAGATAATGTAATTGCTATTGGTAATATTGTTAAGAACAGATATAATGAAGCCTTTTTAATAGATAAGTTTATTAGTGAAGAAAAGGTTAAATATAATACTGGTACCAAATATAGATACTTCAGAACATATGAAATAATATGCATGAAATGCGAAACATTAAGTGTTGTAACAAACTCAGCAATATGGAATGGTTCAGTCACTTGCAAAAATTGTCGTGGAATAAAAGGTGAAACAAACCTTAGAAATATATCAGCTGAACGTAAAACACAGAATGCTGCTGAAATAGATAAAATTTTTAGTGAGATGATGGAAATGGCTAGAAATAATACATTGGTTGATTATCTATTAAATAAATTTAAAATAGACTTTAAAGATATTGAGGATAAACAAGAACCTAAATATGAAGCAACTGAATTAAATGAAGATTATGATGATGTTGAAATAGATAATGATATAGAAGATATGTTTAACGAGTATGAAAACTAAAGATAGCAAACCAACTATAACAAGTGAGTTTATTAAGATAGACGATCTACCAGAATATGTTAAGAATAAGTTCGATGCATATAGATTATCACCTCATAGTGTTGATTTCTGCATGCGTATGGCTGGTGGTGAAGATGCAATGACTGTTGTTAAGGATTTATATGATTTAAAAGACGATAGAGCTCAAATCAAAAGAAAAGCAAGAGAATTGTTAGGTAACCCAAAATTGCAGGATATGATAACCATATTCAGAGAGAATTTAAAACATAAAGCAATTGTTGATGCAAACATGTTATTATCCAGACTGGAACTAATGTATAGCGAAGCAATATTTGATGGTGAGAATAGATTGGCTTTGGATATTATCAAAGAAATGAGTAAGATTGTATCTAACTTAGATGGCAGCATAAGCATATCAGATATTACAATAAAGTTTGAGGTACCGAATGTAATTAAAATAAAGGAACAAGATATACAGGAAGCTGAAGAGGTCAAAGAACAACTTGACTTTGATGCAACAGAAGGAGTTTAATGGCAGAGATTACAATGGTTGGTGCTGACCTATTACCATGGCAGCGTGAGGTTACTGCGTCATATATAAATGATGATTATAAAACGCATGTTTTAAACACATCTAGACAGATAGGTAAATCATTACTAATCAGTCAGTTAGTATTATATTCAGCAATAAATAATGACAAGGTTGACGTTGGTATTGTTTCATTAACATATAAACAAGTTAAATTAATATACGCAAATATCTCAGAATCATTAAAATCCACACCATTAGTTAAGTCAGATAATAAGTCAGAATTAAAGATTGAGTTGGTAAATGGTTCCAAGATTACATTCCTAACAGTTCAGAACCCAGATAACATTCGTGGACACACATTTGATTATTTGTTCTGTGATGAGTTTGCATATTATCCAGTTGGAGCCTGGCAGAAAGTAATACAACCAACAACATTGGTTAGAGGAAAGAAAACACTATTGGCATCAACACCAAGAGGAACCCAAAATGATTTCTATGATTTATTTAACGATGGTTTAAACCCACAAGAAGAATCGATAACATGTTTTACCTATGATTATACGCATGGTATATTTGATGAATCTGAGATAGATACCATTAGAAGACAATTACCAGCAGCAATATTCAATGCTGAGTACTTATGTCAATTTACAGAGAATGGTTCCGTATTCAATAATGTGGGTGATATATCGATATTGGATAGCTGGGGTAGATATGACTCAACCAGAAACTATTATGTTGGGGTCGATGTGGCTTTATTTACCGATTATGCTGTTGCAGTATGTTTGGATGATCAAGGTAATGTTGTTGATGTATACAGAGAAAGGACTGGGTCAATGGCTAACTTAAATTCTCAATTGGAAACCTTCTATAACAAATGGAAACCAAGAAAGACCCTGATAGAATTAAATAACCAAGGTGTATCAGTGTATGAACACATGTATTATCAATTTAGGGGTATAGAGGGCTTTAAAACGACAGCAGTAAGTAAACCTGAACTAATTCATGAATTGCAACGTTCAATTGAAGAGAAGGCTATTAGAATACCTACAACCAAGTTATTCGCACCATTATATGATGAGTTAACCAATTTCAGCTTTAGTTATAGTCAAAAGAGCAAGCAAATACTGTATTCAGCTTTGCCAGGTAAACATGATGATACGGTTATCGCATTATCATTGGCTAATAAACTATATAGTCAATACCACAGCGTATCAGTCCCAAAAAGAAAGATAGCATTTAGAATTGGATAGAAACAATAATTAATAAAATATATTTAAGAATAGATTATGCAAGTAATAGAATTTAATAAAACCAAATACAATGTACCAACTTCATGGGATGAGGTTAGCAGCGGAACTTATATCAAACTTACCAATATGGTAAAAATGTTCCAGGATGAAGAAGGTAATTTAACTGTAAGCGATGAGCTATTATTTCCTAGGATTGTTGAATCAATATCAGGTATTAATAGATTAGATGTTCCAAAGATATCTTATCTTGAATATATGCAATTAAAAAACAATTTAGAGTTTTTAAGTGTACCGCCAAAAATTGATACCAAACAATTGACCGTATTCAAATATGATAAGTATATTTTTAAGGTAAAGAAATTTGATAAATTAACTATTGGTGAATTTATGGATACTCAACATTTAAGAGAGTTAGGTGATACTAATATTATTAAAGCAATGGCTAATTTAATTGATGTATATGAACCAAAAAATATATTAAAGTTTAAATTTAAACAAACGAAACTTGATATGACATTGGACGATAAAGAGCGTTTAATGAACCAAGTACCATGCACACAATTCTCAAGTCTATCTTTTTTTTTGCTCAATGGGTTCAAGGTTTATATGAGGAGTATAACTCGCTCTTTGGAAGTACAGGCGCTTCGTCTGAACATGAAACAAATTTTGCCAAGTCTTGGTCTTATTATATATGGCTTATGGATTTGGCTAACGAGACCCCTACGAAAATTAAAGAAGCAATAATATTAAATGTAAGAGAAGGGTTAACATTCTTGGCTTATAACACATCAAAGAACAAAATGTTAGAATTAGTTAGAAAAGAAAACGAAAGAAAATTTAAATAAAATGACAGAAATTACTTACCAAACGTTAATACAAAGATTAACAACAATCGCTGGAGCTCATATCAATGTGGCTTCATCTGATGCTGGTGTTTTGGAGACACTAAACTATGGTGAAATTAGATACCCATTAGTATTCTTTGTTTGTGACACAACTGAAATCAGACCAAATGAAATGTATTATAACATGATCATGTTGGTATGTGATATTGTTGATGATAGATTATTGCAGCAAACAACTATTCAAAGTAAAATGCTTGAGGTTACCAAGGATATTATTAGTTATTTAATCAATGGTGACATCAATTCAGATTGGATTATTGATGAAACATCGATGATTATTACACCATTTGTCGATAATTTACCAGATTTGACAGCTGGATGGCAGACTAACTTTACTATAAGAGTCCCTTATAATAATACAGGATGTGAATTACCATTTAATACAATCTAATGAATTTAACATCTACTAATATTATATTAAAACGTTTTGTTGATGAACAAGGTAAAGATTTAGCTAAATCAATAACCGATGAAATCAGAAAAAATAATTGGATTAGAACTGGCAATTTATTAAGGTCAGTTGACCCAAGTATTAAAGCGTTTAAAGATAGAGTGTTATTAGATATTAATATCGCTGATTATTATGCGTTATTAAAAACTGGTAAGAAAAGAACTTCATCAGTAAATAGGACAAGCGCTAAAAGAGTATCAGCTAGATCAGGTAGATTAACCACAAATATAGCATCTAAAGCAGCACCATTAAAAATAGCTGAAACGAAGAATAACTTTGTGGCTGATATTATAAAAAAGAAGTTGCCAATATATGAGAAAAACTTGGCGGCATTAGTTGAAAAAGATATTCAAAAGAAAATTAACTCAGAAATGAAAAACATTAAAATTAAAGTATAACCATGGCATTAACCGTATATCAAGAACCACCTAGATTTAACCAAGTAAGACAAACAATTCCATTTGTTGTCTATTCTGACTTATTTGCAACATTAGGTTTTGACGCTGTTGAGCGTTCATTTAAATATTTGTTCGAAGTAAGAACAATGAAAACTGACGGAATATATAGAGTATATTCAACTGTTGCTATTCCACCAAGACCAGATAACTTAACTGGATTCTTTGACGCATCAGCAATTATTAAGAGTGCTGTAACTCAAGATTTGGGTACTCACTTGGCAACTGGTGCAACACCATGTGCAAATTCTATTGTACAATTTAGAATATTCTGCACTGAAAGATATCTAGATGCTGGTGGTGTTTTTGTTACTGGTTCTAGAATCTTGGTTGGTGATTATTATGCAACTAATTCAGCTGTAAATGAAAGCCTTAGTGAGTATGTATTAAATAATGACCCAAGTGTTATATTAAAACCATTACATCATCATTTCCTACCAAAAACAGATTTAAAGTTATATAGAAATGAACCAATGACTTTATCTTGGTTGGCTCAAACAAATTTTGGTGCAAACTTATTAGAACAAACACATGGTGATTATGGTAGCTTTGATAAAATGGTTACATTGGGTGATGCGTATTCAACTAATATGGAACATGTTGGTGGTGTGTCAAGTTCATCAGTATCATTCTTTTCATTATCAGGTAAATCATATGTTGTATCTACACAACCAGGATGGTTAACAACAGGTTCAACAACAAACACTTATTGGAGATTTAAAAATGTACCAGTAGATGCTGGTAAAACATACACATTTGAAATGTGGGTTAGAACTGGTTTAGGTACGATACTATTTAATAGTAATAAGAGAGTTGCGGTTGGTGTAAATGGTAGTGGTGTTACTGAAACAGCAAACGTTTATTCACCTTTCTGGAATGCAAATGCTAGCTGGGTTAAACTATCAACAACATTTACAACATCAGTATCAACAAACGTCCAACTATTCTTTAGGGTTTATTTAAATGGTTCACCAACAGCTGGTAATAACTTAACTGAGTTTAATGGTAGAGCCGCATTCTTTGATTCAGCAAAATTCTTTGAGGTTATAACTAGTGGTGCCACAATAGGTGGTGGTCAAATTGTAGTTGATCAGGGTCTCCCAACAGCTATAACGCATTCAATTCCAGCTGGATATTTTAGTAATATTATCCCAGCAAATTCATATAGTGATTCTAGATTTGATACACCAATTGGTATGTATACTAATGTGTTAGCTAATAACACAAAACAGGATACATTAACTGGCTTTTATAAGAATTCAGCAACTCAATTTGGTAAATATTTTAAAGTTAATATTTTGGATAATACTTCTAATGTTATTGGTAGTTCTGAATTGATTTATCAAGATACTGATGACTGTTCAAGGTATGAGAAATTAAGAGTTAAATGGTTAAACGATTTAGGTGGTTGGGATTACTTTACATTCAACATGGTATCATCAGCATCAACCAAAGTTGAACGTGACCAATATAAGATTACAACTGGTAAATTTAACCTAACATCTGGTGGTGTTTATAAGTATTCTGAAGATGATAAAGAACGTGGCTATAAGACATTAAATCTTAAAACAATTGACACATTCATTATGTCATCTGATTGGATTATACCAGAAACTGGTAAGTTCTTACAAGGTTTATTTACTTCACCAGAAGTTTACTTATTAAACCCAGAGAAATTTGAGAAGTTCGTAACAGATGATTCATTTGATATTGAGTATCCAATTTTCTTACAAGATACAGAAATTGAATATACATCAAATTCACCTGAAAAGAAATTGGTTAATATCACGATCAAAGTAAGTCCATCTAATAACTTTAATGAACAAACAACAAACCTATGATAAATAAAAAAGTTGAATTACTAGTTGAAGGTAAAACGGTTCAGTTATTTGGTGATGAGTCATTCTCATTGTCATTCTCAATTGATGATATCAATGATATTGGTAAGAAAAGTGCGGCTTATTCAAAAGAGATAAGTATACCAGCAACAGATATTAATAATGCTATATTCACATCATTATTTGATGTAACAATTGAGGGTGGATTTAATCCGATCAGCCGTAAAAGAGCTGTGTTATATGTTGATTCAATGCCAGTAATGCAAGGCTATTTTAAAATGCTTGGTGTTACAATCAAAGATGGTAAAAATGTAACTTATAACGGTCAATTATTTGAGGAACAAATTAACTTTGTTGCCGCATTAGATGAATTTTTATTAGAGAATTTAAGTATTCCTTTAACTGGAACAACATCTCCAGTTATTTCACCACCATATTCATTACTAACTACGTTTAATATTACTGGTATTGGTGATAGATTTGGTACTGGTATATACACATCATCTGGATTATATTGGGCTGATGCAACAAGTTATAGTGGTGTTACCTTTGGTTCTGGTTTTTATGGTACTATATCAAGTCAAAATAGAAGTACCGCTGGTATTCCAGCTGGAACATCTTGGAGTCCAGCATCAATGAGTGCATATGAAGCCATAGTTGATCAATATATTGAACTTGATATTAATATGGCTCTTTCGACAATTAATTATGCCACATATCAATATAGGGTAATTGTTTCTGATTATGCAACACCAACATCTGGTTTATTTACTGATTATGTTGTTACTTCTGGAACATTTGCATCTCCAGTTTCTGGTATTGGTGTAACAGCTACTTTAACTTTAACTGGTATTGGTATAGCATTAAGAAGTGGTGATAAGTTTAGAGTTGAGATATGGAATACTAATGGTAAAAACTATACAACATCAACTGGTTCAACAATTAATGGTCGTATTTATAGTTCATCATTTACAACAACAACCACTGGATTTACAACAAACATTGGTAATATTATTAGAAACATTAACTTAGTTAACACAAGCGATGATTATCCTATCGTGTTTCCTTTAGTTGATTACTCTCAAAACTATAAGTATTACGATAAGAATAACTCATCTAAATATACTTACCTGTCACCAGATTATCGTATTCAAATTAACTCCGATAATTTAAGACCAATGACATTTGTTAAAACAGTTTGGGATGCAATATTTAAACAAGCTGGTTTTAAATACAAATCTAGTTTCTTAAACTCAACCACATTTAAAACAATGGTTATTGGTGGTGGTATTGATGATAAAGAAATTTCATCATTGGTTTTTGAATCAAGAGCAAATGAAAATATGTCAACATCTGGGTTTATCAATAATGTTAACATGGTTAATACCAAAGATACCCAAATTGTTAATACATCAGGTCAGGTTACCAATTATAGGTATAATGAAATCAGTATGAGCAATGTTGAATATGCGGTAAGTATTGGCTCAAGTAAAATATGGGCTATAAGTAATATTGTTGATTCTTATGTTACATACATTCCATCTAGAGATTTTGTTAACGTAAATGCTCATACAGTATTACCAACACCATTTGCTCCGACACTAACAAGTTACTATGGATATAATTTAACAACTGTATCAACATCTCTTGATAGATATGGGGTATTTCCAACTGCACCATATGATGCAAAATATAGAGTTAATGCTAAATTAACAGCATTTTCAAACCCAACATTAGTTGGTTCAACAGCTCAAAATTTATCTAAGAAATACTTTATCCAATTACAGAAATTATCAATTGGTTCATATAGATATTATCCTAATAGTTCAACAGCGCCAGCATTTGATAAGTGGAGTGTTATTAAAGAAAAAATATATATAACAACTGGTGGTACAAGTGGTGAAACATTCTCAATTGATATTGATGAAACATTTGATTTAAAACAAGGTGACATGATAAGAGTGATTATCATGGGTGACCCTAACACACAATTCCCAAGTTATGGTGGTACTTTAATTCAAAGTATTAATATTGATGTTAACCCAAACAACACATTCTTTAAATTCTATAAGATGGGTGCTGCTAGTAACGTAACATTTACAAACGCTGCAAGTTTATTACCAAAGAATTTTAAACAAAAGGATTTCATCTTACAATTATCTAAGATGTTTAATTTGTATTTTGAAGCTGATAAAGAAGATTCTAAAACTTTGATTGTCGAACCTAGAGATACATACTATGAATTAGGTGTAATTCAAAACTGGTCAAAGAAGATTGATTATACTAAAGATTTTAATATCGAAATATTATCACATGATTTTCCAAAGACATCTTATTTTAAATATGCTGATGATGATAAAGATTATTTATCTTCACAATATACTGGGTACACAGCTAACAAATTAATATTTGGTTCATATCAATATACCTCACCAAACGAATATAACACAGATGAGGATACTTTAGAACTTAAATTTGCACCATCATATATACAAAAATTACCAGATTCTGATATGAGGATTACTAAGATATTGAACCCAAGTCTATTTGACCCAGATTCAACCTCTAAAAATTTACCATTTAAGATATCACCTAGAATTATGATGTATAAAAAGGTGGCAACTCCAGCTACTGAGTTTAATGTTTATGTTGGTAATACACCAACAGCTGTATTCGTACCATATATTTCATTGGCTGGTTACAATAATATATCAGTTTATCAATATAAATTGGATTATTATGGTTATGCTGGACATTTAAATGACCCTAAAATACCAACATTTGATTTAAACTGGTATACTGACTTATCATACTTACCAGGAACAACTGGCACCACTCAGAATTTGATTAATGTATTCTACAAAAATCAACTAATTGAGTTAACCGATCAAACAGCTAGAAAGGTAACATGCTTTGTTGAGTTAACAGCAGTTGATATTGTTAATTTAAGATTCTGTGATGTATTCTATTTTAACCAAGAATACTGGAGATTGCTTGAAATAAGTGATTATGATACCTCATCTGATGTTAATAAAACAACCAAATGTACATTCATTAAGATTGTAAGAGCACAGACAAACGGTTTGATTGATTACCAAGCATTTGGTTACTTAGGAATAAGCGGTGGTTCAGCAGGTGGAATACTTGGAAACACAGACCCAGAATAAATATTTAATAATATGGCGAGCGTAAAATATACCCTTAAATCTGGGACGGAAGATGTCACTGGAGTAACAATCGACAGTTGGTTTGATATAATGGCTGAGAGAAACAGTATCGTTAGAGATATTGCTCAACCAGATGCACCATTTGTTACATTTTCAGAATCAACATCATCAGATAATAACATTGATTTGTTATATGCTGATGTGAGTCAAGTTAAAGTAACAACAATTAATCTACAAGATCAAACTGATGTGGTTAATACAAGATTAGAAGCTATTGATGAAATAATAGGTGCATTAACAGGTAGTACTAATGAAATTAAATCTGGTTCAGTTCTATTCAGTGATTTTACTGATATTGAGGGTAGATATGAGTATACTGTATCATTTGAACCAGCATACCCAACAACTAATTATGCTGTTAGTGTTAACTATTCAACATCAACTAATGCATTTATATTAACAAATTATGGTAATAAAACCACAAGTCAATTTAAAATATATTTATCTGCAATTTTAGGTGCTGATGAAAGTATTGATTGGGTAACAATACCATATTAAAATGAAACAATGAAATTTATATTTAAATAAAAAGACATGGCTAAAGTAGAAATAGAATTTACGCTAAAAAACGGTGATAAGGTAGTTACCTCTAATCAAGTAATTATTGACCAATTAAAAGCAACTGGTGCAGCTTACACTGAAGTTGGTGCTGCTGCAACTGAAGCAGGTGATGAACAAGTCACAGCTAATGAAAATGTAGTTAAATCATATCAAGAAGTATTAGCTGAAGTTAAAGCTAACGAAAAAGAATTAAAGGCTTTAGCTGCTCAAGGTTTAGAGAATACTGACAGGTATAAACAATTACAAGAGAAAGTTGCTGCAACTGCTGATTCGTTAGAAGATTCTAGAAGAGGTATTGCTGCAAATAAATCAGCTGGTGATTCTTTAATTGGTTCATTATCTGGTGTTGCTGGTGGTTTTGCTGCTGCTCAAGGTGTTATTGGTTTATTTAGTACTGAAAGTGAGAATGTTCAAAAGGCGTTACTTAAAGTTCAATCAGCTTTAGCATTAGCTCAAGGTGTTCAACAATTAATAGACGCTAAAGAAAGTTTTAAAGCATTAGGTTCTGTTGCTGTTAAAGCATTTGGTTCAATTAAAGCAGCTATTGCTGGAACTGGTATTGGTTTATTGTTAATAGCGGTACCAACATTAATAGCATATTGGGATGACTTAACAGCAGCATTAAATGGAACAGCTGCTGCTCAAGAAAAATTTAATAAATCTCAAGAAGAAACTAATAAAAAATTTGCTGGTGAATTAGCTGATAATTTAAGACAAGTAACTGGTGAATTTGATAACTACGAGTTAAGACTTCGTAAGATAAGTGAATTAGCTGGTAAAGGTGATTTATTGTTTGACCCATCAAATTTAAAAGAGTTTGTTAAGTTATTTCCAGAAGCGAATAAATTAACTGGTAAAGAAGTTGATTATGTACAACAATCTGCTAAAATATACGAAAGAAGAAAGCAACTTAAAAAAGATGAGGTAGAATTACAAAATATTAATAATGCTTTATTGGAGAAGCACAAAACATTAGATGAAACGATAATTAATTTAGAAAATGCTCGTTTTAAAGGTAATTCTGATTTAGTTAAAACATATAGTGACCAATTTGATGCAACAATGAGGGGCATTAGTGCTTTAAGAGATAGACAAAGTGTATTAGATACTAATATAATTAAAGCTCAACAAGGTATTGATGCAGATTTAGCTGGTATTGATGCAACTTCAAAAGCTAAAGAAGCTGCTGATGCTAAAGCTGAAGAGAATAGAAAGAAAAGAGAAGCTGCTGTTGTAACTGATGCTAGACGTAGAATTGAGTTAATTGATAATGAATTACAAAAGAGATTAGCTACACTAGATCAACAGTATAAAGAAGATAAGAAGAAAGCAAAGGAGAACTTTGAAAGTTTAAAATTGCTAGAACAAGTTTATCTAAAAAATAGACAAGACGCTCTTAAACAATTTGGTGAGTCTTATAAAAAAGAAACAGCACAAATATATGTAGATTTAGCTAATATAACTCAAGGTGATTACCAATTAGAAGAGAGTTTATTAATTGAATCAAATAAAAAACGTTTACAAGAATTAAAATCATTTCAAGAACAACAAATAATTGCTGTTAAAGCTGCTGGTGGTGACATAGCTGCTGAACAAGAACAACAAAGAAAAGATACTGAAGCATTAACCAAATTAGGTGATGAGTTAATATTAAAATCTAGAAGAACAGCATTAATTAATGGTTATAAAACTTTATTAGAAGCTGAGAAATCTTTAAATAAAGATAGATTAGAAGATATTAAGAAAACTAACGGTATTACTGAAGATTTAGCTAAAATTAATCTTGCTGTATTTAGGTTAGATAATGCTGAAAAAGTTAGACTTGAACAAACAGCTATCAAGTCAGCTACTGAATCAGATGCTAAAGCTATTCTAGAAAAGATACAGAATAAAGATGTTGAAGTTAGTAAGTTAACTGAAAAGCAAAAGGCTTTATATGATGCTTACCAAGCGTTAAGAAAAGCTAATGAAGGTGATGAGAAAGCAATGAATATTGCTATTGAAAACTTTAATAAAGAATTTACTGATGCTGAGGTAACAAGAGTATTAAAATTTTATAAAGATTTAACTGATGAGCGTCAAAAAAATTATGAAAATGAAATAGCTATTAATGAAAAAATTGCTGCATTAGAAACTCAAAACAATTCAGATAGATTAAGTATTAATACTGCATATTATAAAGAATTAATACAAGCACAAAATGAGTTTGGTACTGACTATGAAAAGTTTAATAACTATAAAACTTTATTAGATAAGAAAACAGCAAGAGACCAAATAAACATTCAACTAAAATTAGTTCAAGATAAAATTGCGATAGCTAAAGCTGACCCAACATCAGACCCGCAAAAAGTAAAAGAATTAGAAGCTGAATTATTAAAACTTAAAAGTGAATCTGCTACTGCTGAAATTGATATTGAAAAAACAAAAGCAGCTCAAAAATTAGCAGTAGTTCAAAAATATGTTGAAGAAACGAATAAATTATTAGGTGAAGCTGGTGCTTTTATTGATGATTTATATGCTCTTGAGATTCAGAAACAAACTCAACATTACGATGATTTGTTACAAGCAAATGAAGATTATTATGACAGTTTATCATCTCAGAATACTGAGGCAATGTTAAATGAGATTAATGATTATTCATTAAGCCAAGAAGAGAAGTCTAATATTCAAGATGAGTATGCTTTAAGAGAGTTTGAGATTAGAAAGAAACAAGCTGAAGAAGATAAAAAATTAGAAGAAGAAAAAGCTGCTGAGTTAAAGAGATTAAAGAAAGAACAAGCTAGAATTGATTTTGCTATTCAGATAGCTCAAATTATTGGTAATACAGCATTGGCTATTTCAGCTTCTATTGCCGCATCTCCATTAACATTTGGTTTACCTTGGTCAGCTGTTAATGCTGTAACTGGTGCTGTTCAAGTTGCTGCTGCTATCGCACAGTTAGCTCAAGTTGAATCATTAGCTCAGGGTGGTATTTTAACTGGTAAGTCACATGCTCAAGGTGGTATCCCAATTGGGAATACTGGAATTGAAGTTGAAGGTGGTGAAGCTGTAATTAATAAACGATCAACAGCAATGTATGCACCATTACTATCAGCAATTAACATGGCTGGTGGCGGTAAATCATTAACACCAAACTTTACTGGTGGAATGGCTACTGGTGGTCAAATGATGTTTGATCAAAATTCAATTACTCAAGCAATTCAAAATGGTATGCAAAGCGGACAATTAGCTAAAGCATATATATTAAGTAGTGATGTGCAATCAGATATAATTAAAAATAATAGAATTAGAAGACAAGCCTCGTTTTAAAAAATAAGAACATGGAATATAAATTACCAATATACGATATCTCAATTGATGAGAATTTTGAATTAGGTGTTGATACAGTAGGATTAGTATCTAAACCAGCAATGGAAGGTGAATGGGTTGCATTGGCAGAACAGGAACAAATTAAATTGGCTCAAGTAGAAGACCAACAATTATTAATTGGTGCTGCGTTAATCCCAGATAAATTAATTTATCGTTATAATGATAAAACCAAAGAAGAATATTATATCAAGTTTTCAAAAGAGACCATCAAGAAAATTGTTGATAGATATTTCAAGAAGGGTAATCAGATTAACTTTAATTTGGAGCATAACGCATTATTAGACGTAAATGCGACAGTTAATGAGTCTTGGATAATAGAAGATAGCGCAATTGATAAAAGTGCCTTATATGGCTTTAATTACCCTGTAGGAACATGGATGTTATCAGTTCATGTTGAAGACAAAGCATATTGGGATGAATTTGTTAAGACTGGTTTAATTAAAGGGTTCTCAATTGAAGGTGGTTTTGCTCAGGAATTAGTTGAGTTAAATAAGACTGAATTAATTGAACCAAAATCTGGTGAAAGCGAAGATGAATTTGTTAGCAGATGTATTGCATACCATGTTGGTACAGAAGGAATGGATACTGAACAAGCTGCTGCCATTTGTTATACCAAATTTAAAGGTTCTGATGTTGAATTGGCTGAAAGCTATTCTGACTACCCACAAACTGCATCTGATAACGCACAACGTGCTTTAAATTATGCTGAAGAAAATGGTTGGGGTTCTTGTGGAACAGCTGTTGGTAAACAACGTGCAAATCAATTGGCAAAACGTGAACCAATAAGTGAAGAAACAATTGCTAGAATGGCTTCATTTGAACGTCATAGACAAAACTCAACAACACCTTATGGTGAAGGTTGTGGCAAACTTATGTGGGATGCCTGGGGTGGTGATGAAGGAATTGCTTGGGCTCAAAGTAAATTGGATGAAATTCAAAAACTAAGAATTGGTGAGAAGATCGGGTATGACTATGATAATGTTTTAACAACTCGTGCTGGTAAAGAAATGGTTAGAAAAGACATTAGAGATAACTCAACGATTTTTATAGTAAGCGCTAGAAGTGATAAATCTGGTATGTTAGCTGTTGCAAATCAATTAGGTATTCCTGAATCAAGGGTGTATGCGACTGGTTCTAATAATGCTAAAGTGAACAAAGTTAGAGAACTTGGTCTTATCAGATTTTATGATAACAACAGGGTTGTAATCAGACAATTACCAAGAGTAGGTGTTGCATTTAGTTTAACTGCTGAAGAGATTGAGGAGCTATTAAAAGAAATTTTGAGAAATGCAAATTAATGCTAAACAAGGATTTTCCGAACAAATATACTAATCAGATATTTGTTTATATAATAAAAATAATAAAACGAAAAATTATGCAATTAATCGAAAAATTAAGAATCGTTCTAGGTTTGGTTGAAGCTGAAATTAAGTTATCAGAATCATTATTGGAAGATGGTGTAACAATGGTACAAGCTGAAGAGTTTGCAATTGGTTATCCATTAAACGTAATTGGTGCTGATGGTGCTTATACTCCAGCTCCTCAAGGTGAGCATATGTTGGCTGATGGGACTAAATTGGTAGTTGATGCGAATGGTGTTATTACTGAAGTTGTTGCTCCTGTTGAAGAAGCTCCAGCTGAAGAAGTTGAAGCTGCTACTGAAGAGTTAGCTGCTCCAAGTGTATCAATTGAAGATTTCAACGCTTTAGTTGAGAAAATCGCTAAGTTGGAAGAAGCTATCATGATGTCTGCTCAAACTTTCAAAGACGAAAACAAAAACTTAAACGAAAAGGTTGAGAAATTAGGAGCTGCTCCAGCTGCTGAACCTATTAAATCAAAAGGAGTTGTACCTGAAGAGCAAAATGCTTTGAGAGGATTATTAAAAAAATAAAATTAAAACAAATAAAAACTAAAAACTAAAAATTATGTCTTACGTAGTAACTGGAATGACAGATTATGTGAAAGCCGAAGGTTTTCCATTAATCGTAAAAGCTGTAACCGAAGGTAAAACAGCACAATTGGTTAACGTTATCAGTGGTCTTAAAGGCACTGCTGCTGTACCGTTCTTAACCTCTGCAATAACTTTAAAAGCTGGTGGAAGCTGTGGTGCTTTCTCTAACTCTGGAAGCTCAACTTTCTCTGAAGTAACAATTGGTGTTAAACCTGTATTGTTCGAAGAATCAGTTTGTGTACCAGCATTAAGCGCAAAAGCGTTGATTTATGAAACAACCGCTTCTGATGCATTACCATATGCACAAATTTTCTTAAACGATAAAGTAGCTCAAATCTCTAAAGGATTAGATGTACTTGCTTGGTTAGGTGATGCAACTGCTTCTGATGCATTCAGTGGATTCGTTAAGCAAGCAACTACTGCTTCTTTATTGAATACTATCACTGGTTCAACTTCTAACGTATACGATGCTATTGACTTGGCTATCGATACAGCTGTAGCTGCTGACTCAACTTTTGAAACTAGCGACACTGTTGCTATCTTCTTAAACTATGCTAAATTTAGAGCATTGCAAAAAGAATTAGTTGTTAAAAACTACTTCCACTATAATCCTGCTAACTTGGAAGCTAACATGGAAATCACTTTCCCTGGTACTAAAATCAAAGTTATCGCAACTGAAGGTTTAGCTGGTCACTCTTTCTTGTATCTTGCTGACACTGCTCACTTACACATCGGTACTAACTTGATGTCTGAAGCTGAAGGTGTACAGGTATATTATGATATGCCAACTAACCAAGTATTGTTAAGAAGCTCATTCTACATGGGAACTGGTGTTTCTAAAACTGTATTCAAAAAGGCTTGCTAATTATAAAATAACTTAAAAAAACAAATAAAAAACAAATATTATGTCAATCGCAAATTGTTTAATCTCTGAAGGTCGTCAGTTAACTGGCTGCCAAAAGAACAACGTGGGTGGTATAAAAGCTGTTTTCATTGCTAATCATACAGAAGTTACTGGTACTACTTTAGAAACTGGTACTGTATACACTGGGTCAACTATTGATCAAGTTATATCTATTGCTATGGCAAGCGGTAAAAAATTCTGGAAATTTGATACCGTGAAAGAAACAAGCTCATTTACTCAATCAACCACTGCTAATATCCAAAACGGTACATTGTCTTTTGTTCCTACTGTATCTCTAATTTTCAACAAATTAGATGCTGCTTCTAGAAACATCATTCAAATGTTAGCTCTATCTTTAATGGACGTTATCGTTCTAGATAGTAATGATAAATTATGGTACTTAGGTCGTGTAAACGGAATGGACTTAACTGCTGCTGAAATGGGCTCTGGTGTAGCTCAAGGTGACAGAAACGGTTCTACTTTAACTTTAACTGGTGCTGAACCAGAATCGTTAAGAGAAGTTTACCAGAAAAATGGTGCTAACGATGCTATCGTTGAATTGGCTTCTGGTCAAATCAAAGTTAGTACAAACGTTATCTCTAGCTACTAATCACTCTTAAACCAAAACAATTAAAAGTGGGGCTTCCGAAAGGTTGTCCCATTTTTTTTGCTTGGAACAAAACCATTAAATCTATATTTAACAATATACACGAATTTAAATGAAGCTAATAAACTATACAAATAATAAATTGGTATTTTATTATACCCTTGCAAATACGGATAGTGTTAGAATTGTTTTAACGCATGCGTCTGCAAATCAGCCAAAGATAGTAACTCCAGCTATTGCAAAAGAAGCAAATGGCTACTTTATATGTGAAATTACATTTGTAAACATAAAAGAAAATGAAGATTTAGCCAACGCTAAAGTTTATCTATCGCAAGGTAATGGGTATTACTATTATCAGTTACTTATTAACTCAATTGTAGTTGAAGATAGTCAAGTATTTATAGATTCGGACACCGATCAACAAACAATCGTTACATCGGGAAGTACAACAACAGTAATCACAAATCCATATGGTGTACCTGGTACTTCTGGAACAAGTGGTATCAGTGGAACATCTGGTACATCTGGTACATCAGGAAGTTCTGGCACAGCTGGAACAAGTGGTGAATCGGGAACAAGCGGTACAACAGGTACATCTGGAACCTCTGGAACTTCTGGTACGGTTGGTACAAGTGGAACTAGTGGTGTAAATGGTATTGATGGCGACCCAGGTATTGACGGAACATCTGGTACAAGTGGAACAGCTGGTACAGCTGGTACTTCAGGAATTAATGGAACATCAGGGACAAATGGTAGTTCTGGTGTAAATGGTTCAGCTGGAACAAGTGGTAGAAATGGTAGTGCTGGAACTAGTGGTGCAAATGGTAATGATGGTGCTGATGGTTTAAGTTTAAATACCAAAGTTGGTATGTTGGCATTCTCTGGTTTTACATATAATTCATCATATTATTATTATGATGTTTATTTTACTGTACCTTATGGTGATGCAAACTATGCTATAACTTTAAATTACGTTTCAGATTCAGCAACAAATGTATTATTACATTATACAAATAAAGCATATAACCAATTTAGAATTGTTGTTAGCGCTGCATTGGCTCCAACAGATATTGTTGACTGGTTAACTGTTTCAATTGGTGAGAGTGTTATTAGTGGTACATCTGGTACTTCAGGACAAAGTGGTTCTTCTGGTTCAGCTGGAAGTAGTGGTGATAGTGGTACAAATGGTGTATCTGGTACATCAGGAACTAGTGGACAAAGTGGGTCAAACGGTACATCGGGTATTTCAGGTACAAATGGTACAGCTGGAACCAGCGGAATTAATGGTAGTTCTGGTTCAAGTGGAACTGCTGGAACATCTGGTACTAGTGGAAGTGCTGGAACATCAGGTACAGTTGGAACAAGCGGAACAAGTGGTTTAAATGGTACAAGCGGAACAAGTGGGATTAGCGGTACATCTGGTGTTAGTGGTTCATCAGGTACATCAGGAACAAATGGAAGTTCTGGTACAGTTGGAACGAGTGGTACATCTGGTTTAAATGGTACTTCTGGTGTAAATGGTACTTCAGGTATCAATGGTGTTGTTGGTAACCCTGGAGCTAATGGGTCATCTGGAAGTGCTGGAACAAGTGGTATAACAGGAACTTCTGGAACTTCAGGTAGAGCTGGAACATCAGGAACTTCTGGTGTCTCAGGTAGTTCAGGTGTATCTGGTACGAGTGGTGTATCTGGTACAAGTGGAACAACTGGAACTTCAGGTAGAAATGGTACATCAGGAATAAGCGGAACTTCTGGAACTGCTGGAACAAGTGGTATTTCTGGAACTGCTGGTACTTCAGGTATTGATACTTCATTAGTTGCTAGAAATAGAATTAATGCTAACTATACATTGGCTTTAACCGATCAAAATAAAATTGTTGAAATGTACCCACAACCAACAACAAGTGTTGATACAACAATTACAGTTCCATTACATTCAAATGTTGCATTCCCAACTGGTTCACAATTATTAATTGCAAGATATGGTTCAGGCAATGTTACAATTGGAGCTGAAGCTGGTGTTACATTAAGAGCACCAAATGGTACACGTTTAGCTAACATTTATAGTGTGGCATCAATATTAAAAATAACTCAAAACCTATGGTATGTTATGGGTGATACTAAACTATAATTAAGTATGCCAATATTATGTTCTATTCCTTTAAAACCATTCCCATTAAATTCCGTTAGTGATGTGTGGATAACTGGTTGGGAAGTAGCTATACCAGCTTCATCTAGGGGTGTATTAAAGAGGTTTAATTCATCAGGAACATTATTGAATACAATTACATATGCTTCAGATAGACCAACAGCTTTTACTTTAGAAAGAGATGGTACTGCAACAGTAACTGCTAATCCATATCCATATGTTAATACTAATACATGTTATATTAGAAAATATGATAGTAGTTTAAGTTCTATTTGGAGTGAAACTGAAACAGCTGCTAACTTATTTGATATTTGTGTTGGTTTAGATGACCCAGGGGTTACTTATGTTTTAAAATATAATACATCAGCAACTCCGTATACAACAGTTAGGAAATACGATATTGATGGTAATTTACTTACTACATTTACATTTACAGCATCAACTTATGTTGTTACTAAAATATTTGTTGATTATGGTGGTAATATTTATATAAACGATAACGCATCAAGAATAAGAAAATATAATTCAGCTGGTAGTTCATTATTAACAGTAACATTACCTGATCAAGTTAATGATATTAGTGTTGACGGTGATGAAAATATATATGCTGTAACTAACCGTATTGGTAGTGTAAATTCATTGTATAAAATAAATAGTTCTGGTACAACAGTATGGAGTAAAAATCACGGTGCAGCTTTGAATGCTGTATATGTTGATGTAAATGAGAATATATATGCATGTGGTACATTATCTGGAAGTGTTACAACTAGAAAGTATAATTCAGCTGGTACATTATTATTGAGTTATGGTTCTGGTGGAAATGCTACCAATATGCAAGTTGATAATAATGGTAACTCATATATTGGATATGATTCAGGTGAAGCAAATCAATTAAAAAAATATAACTCAAGTGGTGCATTACAATGGGAAGTTAGCATTGGAACTACTTATTTGACAACTGAAATAGGAATTTTAAATAAAGGATAATATGAAAATAGCAATAGGCTACACATTAGAAGATACAATTCTAATTGACGAAAACGAAAATGAATATAAGAATATTCAAATTAAAGATAACGAAAATAGCATTTTAGAAGTTATTAGAGTTTATAAAAATGAAAATAATGAATATGATGCCGATAAAGCTATATCAGATATGGGTATCGTATTTGGTATTTCAGCTTGGGTCAATATAGACTAATAAACAATAAGCAATAATTTATATTTAATAAGTAATGAGTAAGATATTAATAACATATTCACCAACTGGGGAAACTTTACCAACAACAGTAGGTAATGTAGAGATAAAGGTAACAGAAGACCGTAAACTTATCGTAAACGATAGTTATGGTGCTATTTTTGATAGTTCTGAAGGTGGTGGCGGTGGTGCTGGTTCATCAGGAACTTCAGGTATAGCTGGTACTAGTGGCACATCTGGTATTTCAGGAACTGCTGGAACAAGTGGTGTTTCAGGTAGCAGTGGACAAAATGGTCTTAGTGCTTCATATTATCGTTATAATGCAATTACAGGTAGTCAAGCACCACCAATTAGTGATGGTAATGTAGAATGGAATAATGCAACACAAACAGATTCAACCGTAGTTTATTTATCACACGTAACACAAGATAACAATGATATTGAAGTTATATTAGGTTCAACAGGTATTGGTTCAACTTTAATTATTCAAGATCGAGATGTAAGTGAAAACTATCAAAGGTTTACGGTAACAGGAGTTACAGTAAGTGTAGGTGAGTATGTTGCATTTGGTGTAACATATCTTAATGGTGGATATTCTTTTAGTAATAACCATAACTTAATTGTTATCGCACAGTCAGTTGGTGTTGCTGGAACTTCTGGTGTTAGTGGTTCATCAGGTTCATCTGGAGCTAATGGTGCAGCTGGAACATCAGGCACATCTGGTGGTGGCGGTGGAGCTTCTGCTATCAAATTAGCAAATGAAACTATCACAGCAACTGGTTGGACTTATAATACTGGTACAACTTATTACGAATATACCTATTCTTATTCTGGTATTACAACTGGTTCAACAATTGATATTACACCATACAATGATAGTTTAGTTACAGCTCAATTTGCTAGAATATTCCCTTATATTCAAAGCAATAGTGGTAACGCAAAAATAACAGCCATGTACGTGCCTGGCGCAAATATAATAGGAGAAGTAATTATAACATAATATGTCATTCAATATTCAAAACCAAACATTTTTAGCAAAGAAAAGACCAGTTTATGAAGGTTCATGGACTAGACCTGGTGACTGGGTAAGTATTACATCTGTACCAGCTGATGAGATGTATTTCTTGGTAGCTGATAACGAACCATTTTATAAAATTAACGTTGGTCGTTTTTCTGGTTCTGGTACATGTTATGTTGACTGGGGTGATGGAACGGTAGATACATTTACAGGAACAAACAGTTTCGAACATAGTTATGTTGCAGCAACTGGTGGAACAGCATGTTCTCGTGGTTATAATACATGGAAAATTAGAGTTTATGCTGATTCTGGTACCGTATTACAACGTGCATTTTTTAATATTAGTTCACAATATCTTAAAACCTCTTTACAACCATCTGGTTTATTAGAGGCTTGGTATGGTGATAACATTAACTTCGCATCAACAACATTATCAGGTATATTTTATTCTCAACTTAACTATCCAACATTTAACTTTTTGGAATATGTTAAGTTTCCAGCATCAATGCCAAATGTTACAACTATGGCTAACATGTTTAGAAGTAGTGTTGGTATTAGAAAAATTGTAATGCCCACATCAGCACCAAACGTAACTGATTTATCAAATGCTTTTAATGGTTGTACAAATTTATCTGAAGTAATTCTACCTCAAGATATGACTGGTTTAACAACTTTAGCTTCGACATTTGGTTCTTGTAACTCATTATTAAGAATTATATTTCCACCATCTTTAGATAGTGTTACAACTATTGGTTCTATGTGTTCTGGTGCTAATAGTTTAAAGGAAATAAATATGCCAGCATTACCACTTTGTACAACATATGCAAGTGCATTTCAAAACGCATATTGTTTAACATTCTTTCAATTCCCAACTATGCCAACTACTGGTCTTAATACATTAACATCAATGTTCAATGGTTGTTTTTCATTAGAATCAGTTAATTTTCCAAGGTCAGCAAGTAATGTTGATCTAGCGAGTACATTTCAAAACTGTAGTAATTTAAAATACGTATTTTTTCCAAAAGAAATGGCTGGTTGTATTACATCAATGGCTACCACATTCAGTACATGCTATTCATTGAAAACAGTTTTATTTCCAAGTGTAAACGATGCTAATGTTACAATATATGGTCAACCAATTACATCATTTGCTAATGCTTTTATTAACTGTCATAACTTAGAAGAAATTAAATTACCAGATGGTACAGCTGCAAATACAACTTTTGCTAACGCATTTAACACATGTTTATCTTTAAGTGAAATAACAATTGGTAATAATTATGTTATAACATCACTAAATGGTGCATTTACTGGTTGTAGAAGTGCTAGAAGAATAATATTACCAGCTAATAGTCAGAATAGTTTAACTGATATGACGAATGCATTTCAAAACTGCAACTCATTACAAACAGTTACATTACCAACATCAATGACAGGTTTGTTAACATTATCTGGTGCTTTTTCGACATCTCCAGCATTGACATCAGTTACTTTTCCATCAGCATTAAATTCTGTTACAACTACCATTAACGCATTTCTAAACTGCACATCTTTAATTAGCGTTACATTACCAACTTCAATGTCAGCTTGTACAAATCTGAGTTCTATATTTTCTGGTTGTAGTTCAATTAAAACAGTTACATTACCAGCAACAGTATCAGCATCAATGACTAATATAAATTCTGCATTTGCTAACTGTACTTCATTGACAACAGTTACATTACCAACCACACAAACAACTTCAATGAGTAACATGGCAAGTATGTTTAATGCTTGTTCACAGTTAAGAACAATTAATAATATACAATATTTAGGTGCTACTGCAACTGGTGGTACAATTGCTCAAGCTACTGCATTTTTAACAAATGCTGAAGAGTATGCTGGAACAGTTGATTTATATCCACGTTTAAGTCAAGTTACCGTAAATGGTTCAGCAACATATCGTTCAAAATTAACTGGTCTTAGACTAAGAAATACAGGATCGGGTCAGTGGGGTTTAACAAACCCAGTAATTGATGTATCTTATACAGATATGTCAACAGCAGCATTGAATACATTATTTGCTGATATGGCAGCACAACCTAACGTAACATCAAAAACAATAAACATTACATCAGCAACAGGTGCAGCAGGTCTATCAGCAGCTAATAGACTTGTAATTACATC